TCGGCGTCGAACCCTGCGCTGTGTATGGCACCGATAGTGACCACTAGAATATCAATCAACGCATCAAGTTGTTCTACTAAATCATCGGCTAGTACAGCTTGATGAAGCTCGCTGACTTCTTCGTCAATTAGTTTAAGATACATCGCATACTGAGAAATGGCATAAGCATCAACTTTTTGATCGCAGGCTACCATAAATTTTTTTTGATCATGAAATAAATTCATTGTTTTACTACCTCTTCTTTTGTGTGATAAGGTCCTTGGTAAGGATACCTTTGCAATGTGATTAACTTGGGATCCCGCATGGTACTCCAAGCTCTTCCTTTTTTTACATAATACCAACCGGCAGCATACCAACTTTTACTTTTTTTTGTTTTGGTATATACAGGTAATTGCTTTTGAACATACCACATGGGATTATGTGCTCGTCCGCTAATGCTATACCCATAAACTTCGTTGGTGGTAGCTTTTTTCTTCGCAACAGGAATTACTGGTTCAAACTCTACAATATCTTTTACTAGTTTGATATTTTTATATTGTCCTATAATTTGATTATCAATTTTTATCTGATACCCGCCGTCGACCGCTTCGATGTTGCCAACCTTACGATTATCTTGGTGTACCACCCAAAATTGTTTATCAATAATAGGTTTAGCTACTAAGGTCATTCAGTATTCCTTTATAAGTTTCATTCATCCACTTGCTAAAATTGTCGGCATTATCACTTAGTTTGACTAAATCATACTTACCACAGAATTGCAAAAATCTAACACCAACTTGCCCAACATCTTTGTGGCTGATTTGTTCTCGTATACAAGTGTCTACTGCTAGTTTAACATCGTCGGGTTGCGCTGTCAAGTCGATTAAGGTACAATTACGTTCATAATCAGTTAACACACGATGTTCGACTCCATCAGGGTCACTCCAACGTTGCAACATTAAATTATTCCACGCAAATCCTTTTTTCTCTTTATCTTCAAAAGCTTCACGCAGTCCAACTTTATTCTTTGATCCTTTTTCACGAACACCAGGATATGCACTAAAGACATTGTCGGTACTATCGCCACGTACACATTTCTCAAATAATAACCAAGCAGGATCTGGTGTTGTTTTGGGTAGCTTGGTTTTCTTATCAAGCACCGGCTTACCTTTGGCATCAAATATCCCATCAATGGTTAGCAATTCATCGGTAATCCCATTGTACTGTTTGACATTAGGCGCCAGTAATTGTACGAAATCAGTATCACTGCTAATGATAATATGCTCATCTTCTGGATGAAGTGCGATCCATCTGGCAATTAAATCATCGGCTTCGGCAGTGGGACATCTTAGCACACTGCAATTTGTTCTTTCACTTAAAAACGTGGTTAGTGAATCATACGTCTCCCAAAACATCTTGTCTTCTTCTTGCTCTTTTTCAGTTAAAGAAGCTCGAGAAACAGCACGATTAGCTTTGTAGGGTTTGTAAAACGATTTACGCCAGCTACGTCCTTCTAAGCAGAAAATTGTATGGTCAGATTGAAATCTCTGCGCCATGCGATTTGCGGCCATTAAAGTAATGTGTAGTGCCATGCCAAGTTTTTCTGAAGTATCTGCTCCACGATGTGCACCGTGTCGAGCTCTAAAGAAAAGATTAGCCGAATCAACTAGTAGGTATTTTTGTTTCATGTCTTATTATAACGCAAACAACATTAAAAGTCAACTTAATAGTTTGTTTTGAATGATATATTTTAATAAAAAATGACCCCACCAAATGTGCCCATCGGCACCAAAATAAGGTGATTCATTGGTCACAGTATCAAAACCAGCAGTTTTTAGCCTAGCAGTATACGTTCCATTTTCATCGTAAGGAGTTATATAATTAACTCCCCAGTCATGTTGGTTTGCGCAAGTTGAAAAAGTACCATAACTATTAAAGAAAATATGAGCGATGTTGCGTTCCGCTAACCATAAGTGAAATTGCCATATATTTTCATGTTCTGTTTCTACATCTGTAGAATTTGTCCACTGTATGATTAGAATTTTTTCAGTAGAGGCATTTGAATCAACCCATTCCTTGGCCTCATTTAAAATTATCGAATTGGTATGTGTATGCTTTGCTCGATAATCAAACCCAGCCTTGAGATTCACACTCAATAATCTCCCCCAGCTGGCTGCCAAGTTTTCAGGGTGTGGTAACTCACTTAAATATCCGCCGGCGCAGTCAAATTGGTTAACTGCTTGAGATCCCCCGGTGTGTCCGTCTCCGCATACAAGTAAAATCATAATTTTCTATTTTCAGCGTCTGCTACACGTTTACGTAAACTAGATGAACTAAAACTGTGGTCTCTACCATTGAAGATGATTTCAATACCACGTTGATAACAAGCTTTGTCACCAGTAAATTGTTTGCCTTCGTACTCTACACCTAAAATTCGAACATTCAACGGTAGTATAAGCAATAAGTCTATCAAATCTTTTTCACTTTGATATACAACAACTTCGTCTACATATCGACAAGCGGCTAATTGTATTTGTCTTTCAACAATACTTTGTATTGGTTTGTTTTTTGTATCTGGCCTATCGATAGTTGGATCTGTTTGTAGCCCGGCAATTAGATAATCACAGTGATTGCGAGCTTCACTGAGCATGGCTACGTGCCCGGCATGAAATAAATCGAACGTGCTAAATGTGATTCCTATAACAAGACCTTGTTGTTTTAATTCTTTAATTTTATTGAATATCATATGTACTCCTTAACTTATCTCTCGTCGCCCATCGCCGACGTCACGTGACTTAACTACACGATTACTCATAGCTTCGTATTGCTCATAAGTCTCGAGAACCACGTTGCGACAAACCTGTACGAACCAGCGGTCGACAATGTCGGTATCTGTATCAGCAGGATTCATTTGATATCCTGCCCTAACTAAATTTGCCACAAATTTATCGTTCCAATCTAATTCAAACGCTCCTTGATTTATATTGGCAGGATCAATGTCCATGCTAAGTATGTTGACGTAAGGTTCCCCGCGTTCAGTTGCCAGTTCTTTTTCACTTTTAGAAACTGCGGGTTCTTTAGTTTCTTCGACCGCGACTTCCTTAGCGCTGAATAATTTTTTTATTTTTTCAAACATTTTATGTTGCCCACGCATTCTTGAAAAGCGGCACCTGAAGTCGATCACTATATCGCCATCCTCTGGACATTGCGGCCAATGCTACATTTTTAGCATTTAAATTATACACTGACTCAACCCCGCCAACTGGCATGAGATAAATTTGACCAGTGAACCCTGCTGATCTATAAGCATTAGCGGCACTTTCAGCATCTGAGATATCTTTCTCTGTGGCTACTACAAATTTTAAATAAGCATCACCGAACCATTCGTATTTACATACAGTATTTGGTAGAATGGCTGATGCCCATTTTTCACCGCTTCCTGGTAATTTAGCACTAACGCTAAATGTAATTTTTCTATTTCTATCTTGCGACCATGTAAATAGGTATTTTCTAAATTCCTCGTCGAGCTCTTGTGTACCGTTTGTTTCAAATGTAATTGACTTTAATTTTGACATTTTTGGATGATTTAGCAATTCTGGGTAAGCACGTTGCCACCCTAATAAAGGCTCACCGCCCGTAATAACAAGATGCTCATCTCTCCATTCATTATGAGGTAGTATTTCCATGATGCGTTCTACTATAGCATCTGACGTTAGTAATGGACTAAAATCTTTAAACTTAGGATGCCAAGAGGAATAAGAGTCGCATCCTGTAGAAACTAAAGGTAAGTCATTGTAGGAACGAAATTTTACCGGGTCAATAAATTCAGCTTCTTTACTTTGCTGTCCGTCTGGCATACCAAACCCACTACAAGAAAAATTACAGCCAAATGTTCTTAAGAAGACACTAGGCACGCCCATGTATTTCCCTTCGCCTTGAACGCTATAAAATAATTCAGATACTTTAATTTTACTCATCAACATCTCCATTCTCTAAATATTGGGTTACTAAATCGTCTGCTTCTTTTTCACTTACTGCGTATACTTTAAAAGTTGCCGTGCCTTTACTGGCTTTAACATCAAACGGCAACGCACCTTTTGGTAACCAGTTTTTTTCGACCGGACGACTAATTAAAAATAATTTCATTGTCATGGCTCTTTGTATAAGATTGTCAGTAATGTCTTTGGCTGTCTTACTCATTTTTTATAATTACCTTTGCCTGGTATTGTATTTCTTACACCACCCACTGGATCTTCTACATCTCCTTTGTGTCGGGGTATAAGATGTATATGCGGCCAATTAACCGTTTGTCCAGCCGCCTCGCCGTAGTTTAATCCTATATTAAATCCATCCCACTCACCGCTGTTGACTTTTGCTCGCCCATATCTAAATGCGTCATTGAATGCTTCACTTAGTATGTGTGTTGTGTTGTATTTAGGAACAAACAACAAGTGTCCAGGGGTACAAGGATACTTATCGTAATAAACCGCCACGTGAAAATCTTCCTGTAGTACATTATCCCACGGAGCTGAACTATCACCTTTATCATCCGGGCCATCGAAGATTTTATCACTCATGTCGAACTCTTTGCTTTTAAATATTCATCATTGTGAATCCAAATATTTTTTACCAAAAATCCCCACTCTCTTAGTTGAGGTCCTGGCATAAACAATGACCAAGCAGTAACTTCTGGATCTAACTCAATACGATGATAGCTTTTGGCATTACAAATGCGGAAATGACCAGCACCACGCCAATGGCACATTTCTGCGATTTTCTTACCATCATTATCAAATATGGGCACCCATTCAAAGTACCCGCCTTTTAAAATTAATGTAGCATAAGGCCATGGGTGATCATGTACATCGTCAGGGTCTGATTTTAAAAATTTATGAACAAAGATATTAAAAGGAAACCATTTTCTATCTTTTAAAAAAACATAATAACGTTCTAAATAAGGAGCGTTATTATGTCTATCCATAATAATACGTTTACGTCCTAAACGATCAAGAACAGTTAAGAAAAATTGAGATAATTTCATAGTGTCTACTTTCTAACTAGATACTCAATTGTAAACTCTATACGTATAAATGTCAACCTATGATTTACCAAATTTAATACTTTACTTTTGGTTGGGAATTTGTTCTTGCCAATGAGCTATCATTTCATCCATTAAGTCGTAAAACGAATATTTAGGAGCCCATCCTAGTTGAGTTCGAATTTTAGTACTATCAC